TTCTGTCGCTTTGTTTGGAGATGATCTAGACAAAGGTTTTGAAAACATGACGCAACAAGATCTTGCGTTACCTTTCATAAGAATACTTGGTCAACTATCACCACAGGTAACTGAAGGTGATTCTAAATATGTTACAGGCGCTAAACCTGGAAACATATACAATACAGTTACGAATGAACTGTATGATGGTAAAAAAGGAATTAAAGTTATTCCTTGTTACTATAAGAAAGACTATCCAGAATGGTCTGATAGAGGAGAAGGATCTGCAGCTCCGGTTGCATTACATGCTCCCAACAGTCCAGTGATAGCTACAGGTAAGAGAGAAGGATCTAAAATTAGATTACCAAATGGTAACTATTTAGAAGAGACTGCATCTTACTATGTAATGGTAGAAACTAAAGCAGGTGGTTATACCCCAGCTTTAATTACCATGAAGTCAACTCAACTCAATGTGAGCAAGAAGTGGAACGCAATGATGAAAACTGTTCAGATCTCTGACGGTAAAGGCGGATTTGCAGTTCCTCCAATGCATGGTGTTGTATACAACTTATCATCTAACTTACAAAAAAATGATAAAGGTAGTTGGTATGGTTGGGTAGTAACACAAGATCGAATTTTAGAAACCAAAGATAAATCTTTGTACTTGAGTGCAAAAGGTTTTTCTGGTGACGTAAAAAAAGGATCGGTGCAAACAAGAGCTGATGTAGAAGAGAAGATAACAGAGAACGTACCGTTCTAGGTTAATTAAGAAACGGGGCTCGGTAATACGGGCCCCAAAACATATGGCAGTTTATGAAAGAAAAATTTAAAGAAATATTTACTGGCTTTAAAACAGCTTATGGTCAGTATCAAAAAGGTGAGCGCGGAGAAAATGGAAAGCAAAAAGGAAAAGCATTTATTGTTAGAAAAGAAGTTGTTGATAAACTATGGGAAGATCATCTTAATGGTGTTGATCCTGCTCTTGGTATTATTCCTATTAATGAAGATAACAACTGTAAGTGGGGTTGTATTGATGTTGATCAGTATAATCTTAATCATGCTCAATTAATTAAAAAGATAAGAGATTTAAAACTTCCACTTATAGTATTTAGATCAAAGTCTGGTGGAGCACATATATTTTTATTTACTAAAGAATTCATAACTGCATCATTGATGCAGTCTACACTTAAAAAGATTTCAGATGCATTAGGATATCAAGGAGTTGAGATATTCCCTAAACAAACTGAAATACTTGTGGAACGTGGGGACACAGGTAATTTTTTAAATCTACCCTACCATAACCAAACCAAAGGATTAAGATATGCGTTCGACGATAATGGCTCCGCTGTATCACTTGAGGAATTTTATAAGCTCTATGATGTTTATGCTTGCAGCAGGGAAGAAGTTGAGAAGATTCAAATCAAAGAAGAGAAGATAGAAGAAGCATTTAAAGATGGGCCTCCATGTTTAAATAGATTAGCTCGCGACGGCTTTGGCGAAGGATCTAGGAATAATGCATTGTTTAATATCGCCATATATTTTAAACAATCTGATCCAGATTTTTGGCAAGATAAAGTCGTTGCGGCTAACTTAAATTACATGAATCCACCATTACCTAATAGTGAAGTACAACAGTTATTAAAATCAATTGGTAGAAAAGGTTATGACAAATACAGATGTAAACTTCCACCTATTGTAGATGTTTGTAATGCATCATTGTGTAGAACTAAAAAGTTTGGTGTAGGTTTAGATGAAGAGAGTATGCCTTCTTTAAATAACTTAATAAAATATAATTCTAATCCACCACAGTACTTTTTAAATGTAGGAGAAGGAGATGAGGAAAAAAGAATAGAATTAAAAACAGAACATTTAGCAAATCCAGTTATGTTCTCTATTGCAATACTTGAAAAAGCAGATCTTGTTATACCTAAACTTAAAGATAAAGATTGGAGAGAGTTTTATTTAAAACCATTAATAGATAAAATGCAAACAGTAGAACCTTTAGAATCGTTAGATCCAATGAATCAGATAACATCTTTATTACAAGATTGGACTACAAATAGACAGAATGCAAGAACGATGGATGATATATTTAATAAACTTCCATACACAGATGACAGAAGAGAATTTACATACTTTAGAATGGAAGACTTTTTTAATTTCTGCAAAAAGAATCATTGGGAAATGGATAAGGCAAAGACAGGTAACTTATTAAAACAATTGAAAACTATATTTATAGAAGAAGTTAGAATGAAGATTAAAGGTCAAGAACCTAGATTAGTTAAGATTAAAACAATGAAGAAGATAGACACAACAATATCACAAGTTAAATATCACGAGGAACATTTTTAATGAGAACAATAATATTAGGACCACCAGGAACAGGAAAGACTACAACATTATTAAACTTGGTTGATGAATTTATAAAAAGTGGAACACGACCACAGGAGATAGGTTATTTTTCTTTTACAAAGAAAGCAGCAAGAGAAGCAGCAACAAGAGCTTCTGAAAAATTTGGATTAAGTATAGAACATGATTTAATATATTTTAAAACACTTCATTCTTTAGCATTTAAAATGTTAAGTATGACTAAAGATAGAATGATGAGCCCAGAAGATTACAAAGAGTTTGGGATTAAATGCAATATACCAATAAAGACTGCATCTTATTCTGATGAGAATGGTATCTTCAATTCAGATAATGAATACTTAACTATCATTAATACAGCTAGAATTAAAAAAATAGATCTAATGGATTGTTATGATTTAAGAAACAATTTATTAGATATAGAAAGAGATACTTTATTTTTGTTAGATCAAGAATTAAAAAGATATAAGAAAGAAAAAGGATTAAAAGATTATACTGATTTAATAGAAGAGTTTGTTGAGAGAGATTTATCACCAAAGTTTAAAGTATTATTCATAGATGAAGCACAAGATTTATCACATTTACAGTGGGAAATGGTCAAATCTATATGGAAAAACGCAGAAAAAACATACATTGCAGGGGATGATGATCAAGCTATATTTAAATGGGCTGGGGCCGATGTAGATCACTTTATAGCGATGAAAGATGAGGTGGACGAGATTAAGATACTTAATCAATCTTATCGTATTCCTGGTGGTCCTATACATGAATTATCACAAAGAATTATATCAAGAATTAAGAATAGATATGAAAAAGACTATAAACCACGTGAAGAAACAGGCATTTTAAAATATCATACAGATATTACACAGTTGGATATGTCTAAAGGAGAATGGACAGTTCTTGCATCAGCTAATTATTTTTTAGATGGTGTAAAAGAATTATGTGAATTACAGGGTTGGTACTATCAATACAAAGGATTTAACTCTATTAAATTAGAATTATTAGTGGCTTTAAGTAATTGGGAAGATTTTAGAAATGGTATGCCTTTAAATTATTTACAAATTAAAAATATATACAAATATCTTGGAGCTTATGTTGCACCACAATATAGAGATGCTAAAACATTAAAAGTTGAAGAAAGTTATTTAATAAATGATTGTATGCAAAAACATGGTTTACTTACAAATGAAGTATGGTATAAGTCATTTGAAGGTGTTGATACAATTACAGAAAATTATATTCGTAATATGAGAGCAAATGGTGAGAAGATAAATAAAACTCCTAGAATTCTTATGTCTACAATCCACTCATTCAAAGGTGGTGAAAGAGATAATATTTGTATTCTAACAGATTTAACAGCAGCAGCTATAAGACAAAATGAATATGATCCAGATGAATTACACAGATTATATTATACTGCTTGCACAAGAGCTAAAAAAGAACTTCACATAATAGAACCAAGAGATTTCAACAAGGCATATTTGATATGATGTTACAGAATGGGATAGAGAGAAGGCATTTGGGGAGAGTGGTAGCTTCTTGCATCGGCAAAGTTGGTTCAGGTCTTTCGATTCCCATGTTTTTTTTACCTGTTAAACCAACAACTACCACAATAAAAATATGAGCAATAAAACATTCTTTAGACAAGTAGGTGGTAAACATTATAAACAAATGGTAATACAACCATCTGTATTTATTAATGAAAACAATTTACCTTTTGCAGAAGGCAATGCAATTAAATACATTTGTCGTCATAGATTAAAAGGTAAGAAGGAAGATATATTAAAAGCAATTCATTATTTAGAAATGATTTTAGAAAGAGATTATAAAGATAAATGACACGAACCTTTCAACAACCTTTATTTGTTCCGGAAACGGAATGGGTAATGCCGGAAGAATTAAAAGATTTACGCGGTCATAAAGAAATAGCTGTGGATCTTGAAACATATGATCCTTATTTAACTGAACTTGGATCGGGGAACGTAATTAAAAATGGTAAGATAGTTGGTGTTGCTGTAGCTGTAGAAGGTTGGTCAGGTTATTATCCGTTTGGTCATCATCTTGGTGGTAATATGGATGAGAAATTAGTTTTAAATTGGTTACAAGATTTATTTAAACAAGATGCTACATTTATATTTCATAATGCAATTTATGATGTGTGTTGGTTAAGATCTTATGGAATAGAAATTAAAGGTAGAATTGTAGATACAATGATAGCTGCATCTTTAGTTAATGAAAATAGATTAAGTTATAGATTAGATACACTAGCAAAAGAATATTGTGGTTTAGGTAAAGATGAAAAAGTTTTAAACGAAGCAGCGAAAGAATATGGAATCAATCCTAAAAAAGATTTATGGAAACTTCCATCTATGTTTGTTGGCCAGTACGCAGAAAGAGATGCAGAAGCTACATTAAAACTTTGGCAACGTATGAAAATAGAATTAGAAAATGAACAAGCATGGGATGTTTTTAATTTAGAAACAAAATTATTTCCTTGCCTTGTAGACATGAGATTCAAAGGAGTAAGAGTTGATTTAGAAAAAGCAGAAAAAATTAAGAATAAATTAGTAGAAGAAGAAAAGAAATTATTGTTAAAAATCAATAAGTTAACAGGAGTTAATGTAGAATTATGGGCCGCAGCATCTATTGCAAAGGCATTTGATGTACTTAAACTTCCGTATGATAAAACAGAAAAAACAGGAGCGCCAAGTTTTACAAGAAACTTTTTAGCAAATCATCCTCATGAACTTGCACAATCAATTGCAAACGCAAGAGAAATAAACAAAGCACATACAACTTTTATAGATACAATTACAAAACATTCTTTCAAAGGTAGAATACATGCCGAGATAAATCAAATACGATCTGATGATGGTGGAACTGTTACTGGAAGATTTTCAATGTCTAATCCAAACTTACAACAGATTCCAGTAAGACATAAAGAATTAGGTCCATTGATTAGATCTATATTTATTCCAGAAGAAAATTGTAAATGGGGAGTATTTGATTATTCACAACAAGAACCAAGAATACTAGTTCATTACGCAATCCTACAAAATTTAGAAGGTGTTGATGAAATTGCAAAAGCATATGAATCAGGAGAAGCAGACTTTCATGCAAGTGTTGCAAAGATGGCAGGGATTGAAAGATCGCAAGCAAAAACAATTAATCTTGGATTAATGTATGGTATGGGTAAAAATAAATTAATGGCTGAACTAGGTTTAATGAAAGATGATGCTGAAAAATTAATTAGACAATATCACACTAAAGCTCCTTTTGTTAAAAAGAGTATGGATAATACAACAAGGAAAGCAGAGAGAGATGGAAGAATTAGAACACTAGGTGGTAGAATTTGTAGATTTGATCTTTGGCAACCAATTGAATTTGGTGTCAATACTCCACTTCCACTTGAACAAGCTAAAAAGAAATATGGAGATTTTTTAAAAAGAGCATTTACTTATAAAGCTTTAAACAAATTAATACAGGGATCTGCTGCAGATATGACTAAAAAATCTATGGTAGCTTTGTATGAAAATGGAATTATACCACATATGCAAATACATGACGAAGTAGATATATCTGTTGATTCTGAAGAAACAAAGAATAAAATAATAGAAATTATGGAAAATGCAGTTAAATTAAAAATACCAAATAAAGTAGATTGTGAACTAGGAGATAATTGGGGTGATATTAAATAATATACAATGTCTTATTTAAATGCTAATATACCACCGATTTATTGTAAAATAAGGAGAGAGTATTTATATGACTTACGAAAACATCATGGCGAAACTGAAGATTGTGTGGTCATTGGTATTGCAAGTATTCCAGGGCGTGCGATCTTATTTCATGCTTTACTTACGAATGGTGCAATATATTGGCGGCTTCCTATCTCTGCTTTTATTCAAGGAGGAAGCAGCGGTACTGTGCATCAAGGACAAATGGAACATCCAGATCTCGAAGATCTTGAGTTATGGAATTCATTTAGTTATTATCCTTCTGTTACTACTTTTGATTTTTTAATCGGGCAGCGCTGTAAATATTTAGGTAAAGATAAAAAATTTATTCATGGACAATATTTATTTACAATTGATTGGGCACATCCAGAACCTAATATCTTGGATACTGAACATTCCGAAATACCTGATCAGCATAAGTGTGCTCACGTTTTGGCTCTTGATAACGGTTTTTTTGCAGCTCAACCTAATAATCGTATTTTGTGGAGTATTCCTAGTTTTACAACTTCAAAACATTGGCCGGATTATAAAGTTCAAACTACAGAATGGAATGTAGAAAATAGAAGTTGGCAATTAGAAGACACAGATGATATGTTCTATAATATAGATGCCAAGAAAAACGAAAAAATTTAGAACACCATTACAGTTAGCTGCTAAAATTGAGCATGGTATATGTCCCTATTGCAATTTATTATCACCTTTGCTATTCTTATATAAAGATTTCTACAGATGTTCTTTGTGTGGTGAAGAAGTAGAACAATATATTAACGGAGTTATTAAATACATTCCTATTACAAATAGTAAAAGAATAGGAATGATAACAGAGAAACCACATGAGTGAATTAAAATTAAGTGATCAAACACAGGTAGCTTTACCTATTAAAAATATAGTAGCTATCATATCTGCTATTGTTGTAGCGGTATGGACGTATTTTGGGATCGTTGAAAGATTAAATAGACTTGAGACTAATGAAAAATTAATGGCACAAGACCTTTTAAAAAAGGCAGAACAAACTCCAAAGAATCAAGAGATGTATATGTTAATTGAGTATCAAGCTAAAGCATTAGATAAACATTCTAAACAATTAGAAGAAAATGTTCACACAAAAGTATTGATAGCTCAATTAGAAAAGAAAGTAGAAAAACTTGAAAAACAATTAGATGCTACAAAAGGTAAGTAATGATCGAAGCCGTTTTTGCATTATTAATGTATATGAATAATAAATTAGAGGGTTATTCACCTAAAGCTAGTCTTGCAGAATGTTTAGAACAAAAGAGAAAAGTTGAAAGAAATCCAGGAACAAATGTTGATTGGAGTTGTAAAGAAATAAAAGCTATTGTAGAAGTAGATAAGCATGGCATTAAAAGAATTAAGGAAATTAAAGAATAGTGGCGCGTAAAGTTCAATCAGGTTCTGGTACATTCATTAAACATACCAATAAAAAAAGACCAGGTCGTCATTCTAAAAGACCCAATAAACGTAGTAGTAGAAAAGAATATAAAGGTCAGGGAAGAAGATAATGAATGCCCGCCCTAGTTGTACTAGGACGAGCAAACAAAAGGTGTGAGAAGAGATCTCCACAATACCCTAAAAATAATTATCTTGCAACACTTGTTTTTTTAGTATATCTTCCCATATTATTATGAAACCAACAGAAAGAAAAAATATGATAACGTTTGAAGAAATAGAAAACTGGGCTGCATCCGCAAAAAAAGGTGAAAAAATGGTGTATTACAAAGGTTTTTACGCTGAAGATTCTAAAAATAAATATGAGTTTAGAAAATTTTCAGAAGATCTTTTAAAGTTCGAAAAAAAGACTAGTTTAGTCACTTTGTATCAAAAAAAAATTGAAGCAGGAGATCAAAATAAAAAACCCGTTTACGAATATTATATAGAAAAAAACTAACAAAAGGAGAAGAAAATGGCAAACCCGTCTAAATACAAGTCCTTATCTGTTGCAATAACAACTTGGAAAGAACTTGGAATACAAGCAGAAAGAACAAATAGAACTAGATCTAAAATGGTAGATAAACTTTTAAAGTTCTATAAAGAAAATAGAGGAGAGAAAGCAAATGGAAACGGAAAACAAAACTCGTAAAATTATCTGCCACGATTGTGGTGGTAATGGATATCGTAGAGATTGCTACGGAGAAGTATATCAATGTAAAAACTGTAAATCACAAGGTGAGATAACATTCACAGAAGAAGAAATGTTAGAGAACATTGATGACACAGGAGCCATTGTATGAAATTAGATAATTTTAAACCAAACTATTGGTTGTTATTTGTTATTTGTATGTGGTTGTTATTAATCTTAACTATCATGATGTACTAATGGCTATTATTGATTTAGTAATTTTAGTTAGTTTTGTTCTTACAATCATAGCAATGTACAGCATGAGGCCACCAAAAATATAAAATGTTGAACATAAAGTTGAGAGAAGATCTTTGTAAGTTCGCTTGGGATACTGTTAACAAAAGAAATTTTGGTAATAGATCTATTGGCGCGAACGGAAATAAAGAACAACAATACACAGGAATCATTGGCGAAGCAGTAATCTATGACATCGTTTATGGTAAACTACCCGAGTATAACGAAGCGGGGATCGTGGATATTGTTATCAATGGAAAAAAAGTAGATATCAAAACTATGGGCCGAACAGTTTATATGAAACCAGATTACGTTCACAACTTCGTTGGTTATCAAAAAGATTTTCCAAATGACATTTACATATTCAACAGCATTGTAAAAAAAGACAGAACAATTCAGATATGTGGTTGGCTGCCAAAAGATGAATTCTTTTTAAAATGTGAATTTTATAAAAAAGGAGAAGATCGTTTTAGAACTGATGGTAGTTCATTTAAAACTAAAGCACCTTTGTATGAAATAAAAAATAAAGAACTAAATGAAATTTATATTGAAAGTGATGTTAGATCTATTGGTTTATGAGAAAAAATAAAAAAAATAAAGAGCTAGAACTTGAAATGATCTATGCAGAATTGTTTGATAAGATGGTTGAATTAGTTTTAAGAACCAATGAACCACAGATGGTTGCATCTACGATGATGGCACAATCTTTAAGACTATATAAAACTGTATTTAAACATCCTGGTGAATTTAGAGAAGTTATTAATACTGTTTTAAAACAATCTGAAAATATAGAACCTTACAATCACAACACATTACATTAATGAAAGAAAAAAAATGCACCAAATGTTTAATTGTAAAACCTAAATCCGAATTTACTAAAGATTGTTGGAAAAAAAATGGAATAAGAAGTAATTGCAAAAAATGTGATTATATTAGAAAAAGTAAATTTTTATCAACTGAAAATGGTTTTTTACAATCTATTTATCGTAATATGGTAAGTAGAAAAGAAGCAAGCGATGATGGAAAAGACAGAGGAAAAGTTTATGCGGTTGAATTTACATATAAACAACTAATAAAAAAATGGGAAGAACATAAATTAAAATATGGACAAAATTGTATCTACACAAATGAACCTATTTTTCATAAAAGAAATAGAGAACAAATAAGAGGAAATCAAATTTCAATTGATCGTTTAGATAATAATAAGCCATATACTATTGATAATATTGTTTTTTGTTCTTCACGAGCTAATTGGATTAAAGGTCAAGTAACCATTAATATGTGTAAAAAAATATTAGAAATATATGAAACACAATCCTAAATTTATTTACCCTAAATCCATTAGATCGTTAATTAATGACAAACGACACTATGAGATTGGTGCAACAAAATTACCATCGGTAACCACCATTCTTTCTGCAACGATGCCGGAAGAAAAAAGAAAATCACTTGATGCGTGGAAACAACGCGTTGGTGCTACCGAAGCGCAGAAAGTAGTTACAACCGCAGCGAATCGTGGAACGGCGATGCATACAATTTTAGAACATTATATAACAGGGCAAGGTTATCTTGATCTAACAGTCACAGGTCGTAATGCACATAACATGGCACAAACTATCTTTGAGAAAGGATTGAAAGATAAAGTCAGCGAATATTACGCCACAGAAGCTACCCTATTTTACCCAGATTTGTATGCGGGAGCTACTGATATGGTTGCAGTGCATGATGGAAAGGACAGTATTATTGACTTTAAACAGTCAAATAAACCGAAGCGAAGAGAGTGGATAACCGAATATTGTCTACAACTTGCAGCATATGCAATGTCGCACAATACAGTTTATGGAACTTCAATTCAAAAAGGAGTTATTATGATGGTTACACCAGATAGTTATTATCAAGAATTTATTATAGAGGGAGAAGAACTTAAAAAATATATGCACGAATTTTTAGAAAGAGTAGATAAATACTACAATATCAAGAATTTAACTACTGTTGACAAAACCTAAAAAATGAACACAATGAAAGAATATGAACCAATAAGCAGCTATAGGACTGCACCTTATCTAAATAGATAAGTTTATAAATCAACTAACATCGCAGGAGGACACGTGAATAATTTAAAAGATTATATGCTGTACATCATCATAACCTTCATTTGGGTATTTATTATATTGTTTGTTGCATTTTCAGAACCCGCCTTTGGCTACACTAATAACAAAGAATTCATTCAATCCGTCAATAAATGCGCGGATTATTTAGAAAAAAACATTAAGAAAGAAGACAGAATACCAAGAAAACTACTCCTAGCTCAAGCAGCATTAGAGTCTAATTATGGCCGTAGTCGTTATGCAATAGAGGGAAACAATTTAATGGGCATATATCAGTTCAAAAATTTACATACCGGTATGACCCCAAGGGGTAACCCAAACGCCCCCTTTAGAGTGGCTAAATTTAAGTCTAAATGCCATTCTATAGAGTATTATATGAATCTATTGAATACGAAAGATGCCTATGTTTCTTTTAGAAATGAGCGGCTATTACAGTCAAAACTGCGCGTAAATGATGTAAATAGATACTACCACCTGTTATATAACTATTCTACTAACAAGGAATACCCACAATTATTGATTAGAACTCACAAGGAAATTGTAGCTTTGGGCTTTTAATGTGGGGTTTTTAAGGCCCCACACCATTTGCTACTCATCTTCGTCTTCATCTTCGATATCGTCTAGGTCTTCATCTTCATGATCGCACTGTTCGATTTCGTTGATCTTATCTTCTAGTGTATCTAACTTTTCTCTGATGATATCTAAAAGATCTTCAATTGTTTCTTTTTTCTTTGCCATTGATAATTACCCCCGATCCTCGATGCGCTAATATCAGATCAAGGTGCGTTGACAAGGGGAAAATGGGCCGAGAAACGCGGATCGTTGATTTATATAGCTTTTTTGTATTTACGCCACCATAAGGGAGATTTTGGGGGGTACGAAATAAAAAAAAATATTTCTCGAGGGGCGTGGCGGGTGGCTTTCGTGGCGTAAAACTTCCAGAAGTGTTGGTATATAATGGTTCTAGACGATTTTGAGGTCCGCCACGGAAAAAAAAGTGTTGGCGTGCAACGATTCTGGAGGGGCTTGTATCAACGAAACGCCACGGCGGGAATATCCTATTGATTTATATACATATTTTAGACTGTTCATTTTAGTGGGTAAAATGACAAATAGTGCATTTTACGCCATTTGAACGTATCTCGCTACGCGACCCCTTTTTGCAAAATTAATTTGCAATTGGGGGGTAAAAATTCTACTTATGTAGAATGAGCATTAGCAAATATCCAAGAGTTAGATTACATTGGATAGATATACTTGGGGATACTGGGTGGGCCGATGAAGATGAATTTAAGGATATGCAATGTAGTACCTGTGTGAGTGAAGGTCATCTATTCCATAAAGATGATAAAGTTGTTATGACATTTTCATCTTATGAAATTGAAAACGAAATGGTTACCTCTTTCGGCGACAGAAACGTTTATCCCATTGGGGTCGTTACGAAGATCGAGTATCTCTAGTTGTATTTACAGAACTCACTTTGGCTGCTTATTGTTAAATCAATGTAAATGTGTTAAGGTAAATCAGAATGATAAATGGGAAGACATTAGCAATGGTGCTTGATAAACTTTTGACAAAGTCAGAAGTTGCGCAGAATGCACGCATACAAGTTCAAATGCCAAATGGCGATTTGCATGACATTACAGAAATAAAGTTAATGGAGAATATGTTAATCGGGCCTTTTGAAACACATAGACTTGTGCTTGTGACTGAACCACAAAAACATAAGATGTCAAAGGTAATTAGATCTAGTCAGGTTGTTTAGATTCTTCTTTGCTTTCTATTTGATTTTCATTAACTACATTAAAATCAGCTTCTACAATTAAACCTTTGTGATCTTCAATTAGTTGTTTCATTTTTAATTCTAATTCTTTTTCAGTCATATCTTCTAATTTGCCTGTTCGTATATTCTT